AAGGCTCGCGACGTCAGGATGTTCATTAAGGATGGCCTCAAGCACGATTCGGCACGAATCGACGTCAGTATCCGCGGAATGCGAATCCCGTAGTCGCGTCTTTGTTTCGGGGTTAGCTCCCATAATGAAGTAAACCAAGGCTCCAAGTTTATGCGAATCAAGTCCCGGCCAAGTGTGGCGGGCAAGGGCCAGGGTACAGATGCGCTTGACAGGTGGCTGGCCCAGTACTTTCCAGTCGAAATCGACATTATGCCCGATGATATAGCGAGCATCACCGGGGAGGGCGGCTGTGGAGGAAAGAGGCTCATGGACGAGTTCTCCTGGGAGAATGTGATGGGTGGCGAGGGCGCCCCACGAGATATGCTTCTCGGGGCGGAAACGGCGGACGGTGACGTCGACTCCGGCGGCGTAGCCTCGGTCGTTGAGAAAGTACGAGCAGGTGGCGAGTTCGATAACCTCGGCGATATCGACGTCGTTGGTAGTGGTTTCGGTATCGACAATGTAGGCACTCATACGATGCTCCTTCCTAGGAGTTTGGTTCGGCTAGCACAGATTCCATATGCCGCAGGATTCCGTTCAAAAGCCATGACAAAGCACTTGAGATTGTGTCCAGCCGGGATGATAGGGCCAGTACCAGCAAACGGGTCAAGAACACGATCGCCCGGCATAACACTACGATATAGAAGTTCTTCATAAAGCGCTACCGGTTTCTGCGCCGGGTGGCCGAGGTTGTCATCCTTCGGGAATTCAAGGATGTCGCTTCGAAGGTGCTGTACTTTTTTCGCCCCCTTCTTGGCAAAGAGAATGCATTCGTACTTTCGTTGGGGGCCGGCGTCCGGCCACGGAGCGCGAGCGGATTGCTCCGGTTTACTCCAGATGAGCGGGGTGCGGAAGGGAGTCCACCCGGCCCGTTCCACGAAGAAGCGCAGTTCGTGGAACCTATCGATATCACAAAAGAGGTACAGGTGCGCGTCCGCCTTAGTGACACGATAAGTCTCTGGAATGAATTTGTCCATGAGGACTTGCCATGACGCATAATCGTCCTTGTAGAAGTGAGCACCGTCGGCGAGGCCGCCGGAATCGCCAAACTCATCCGCCTCTATCCCGTACGGCGGGTCGCTCAAAATGCAATCCACAGAACCACCAGGAACACCGCGAAGCAACTCCAAACAATCCCCATGCCTAACATCATGGCTGTTTCCGGTAAGGGATTTACCAACGGCGGTCGCAAGGATCTCGTTTCGTTCCGCCCGATCCTTTCGTTGGAGGATCTTGTAGGCGTCCTTGAGGGTCGTCGCCTTTGCGACCTCGGGATCATCAAGGTGCCGGGCGAGGATAATCTCGCGTGAAGTGTTTCCATGGTAATCTCCGTCTGAACGGCCGCGGACTTCGAGGGCTATCTCGGCCACCGACGGAGCGGGTCGACCGGCGGCTTCGGCTTGGCGAGCCCGTAGATCCGCGAGTCGAGCGGTTGCTGCGGCTTTGTCTTGCCACGTGAGGTCGACCCGGCGGACGTTTTCTTCGAGCTCTGCTTCTTCGGCTTCGAGGGGGGTAAGGTCTCCGAGGTCGGTGTGGGGGATGAGCCCGGAAGGGACGAGCTCGCCGTTGTAGGAGAACCTTTCTCCAAGCTCAATGAGATCACGCATCGCTCGAAGTCTTCGCTCGCCCGCAACAAGGACATAATCCGATCCATCAAATCGGAGCACTGGCGCATGGAGAAGTCCCCGATTGCGGATTGATTCGACCAGATCCTGATGAGCAGCGATTCCATGAGAACTCCTTTGGCGGTTTGAAGGGATTTTAACGGCGTCGATGTTGATGAAGTGCTTCACTTCTTTGCCTCCTTTTTCTTCGATCGGCGGACCTGCTCGAGGGCGATCGCCACGGCCTGCTTTTGGGGCTTGCCGGCGGCCTTCTCTTTCTTGATGTTCTCGGAAACGGCCTTTTTCGAGGAACCCTTTTTGAGGGGCATGATGAACTCCTTAATTATCGCTAACTCCGCCTCAAGCTCCGCCACCCTTTTCTGCAGAGTGATGACAGCTTGCGATGTTTCATATACATCCAACTCATTACTCCAAGTGGGAACAGCCCCGAAGGGCCGCCCCGAGCTTACCTCAATCAGGCCTTGGCGACGCCAGCGACCCGCTCCATGATGTTGTCTTGGTAGAGTTCGTGGGAGATCTTGACACGGACGATGCCGCCGGTCATCTTGCGAGCGGAAAAGGACTCACCGGGCTTGTTCATGTCGAGGGCCTCCCGGTACGTCCGCAGCCGGCCGTTCTTCCCCTTGCCCATGTCAAGGCCGCCGGCCTCGGTGAGATCCAGCATGATGCTGTCCTTCACGTTCAGGGTGGGGGGAAGACCGAGTTCGGTTTGGAGCTCCGCCGGGACGTCGAGGACGATCGGGACGTCCCAGGCGATGCCGGACTTGCTCGTATCCTTTTGAGACGACCAAGCACGGGCCTTGACGTCACCGATCACCCCGGTGTAGTCGCCGACGGGCAGCGGAGCGCGCCGTTCGAGAGCCTCGTTCATTTCCATGTCGAGGAACATTTCGGGACTAAACTGTGATACATTCATGATTTTTCCTTTACTTCAGTTGATGCGAGATTGCATTTGAAGGTCCCAGGCTTTTCTTCGGCAGCAAGCCTCAAAAAAGTCCGGCCCATAATAAAGATGGACAACTTCCCCATCCACCTTCCCACGAGCGAGCCAGCCCTCTTGCTGTTCTCCCCAGTGAACCCCAGGAATTCCAGAAGTGTTATTCTTCTGTATATTCCTATTATAGTTTTGTTGCGATTTTGTAGCCCAACGGCAATTATTTTTACTATAGTTCCCATTAGTATCTTTTCTGTCAAGTGACGTTCCGTCGGGCCTCCATCCCATATCCCTTTTAAAATTGGCATATCCTTTTAACCAATCCTCTGATACACGAATACCCCTACCTCCATAATTAGGGTATGAAATATCATTTTCTTTATAGCATCGACTTAACATGCTGTTATAGGCTTTTCTGGTAGGATTTGCCATAACACTCTACACGTTAGGGAATTTGGCAGGCTGACTCGAAGAGCCTCCCTCTGCCGGCGGGAGGTTTGGGTACGAAGCTTTGAGCTCGAAGATTTGGGTGTGGGTGGGCGCCTCGCCGGGGCGGAACCTCGTGAGGAGGGACTGGCGTCGTTCGACCTCCGCGAGGGCGAGGGGGAGGCTCGTGAAAACAGCGTTGGAGAACAAGCGGAGTTCCGCATCCTCCCAATACTCGCAGATGGAATAGAGGCTCATGACTGCGCTCCCCGCTTCTCCCACTTGTCCATGATGACGCCAAAGTCGGGGGATTGTTTCGATGCGATCGGGAGGTTGCGAGACTTCGCGTCGACGTTACTCGCCGCCGTGTCCCAATAGAAGTTCGTCCCCTCCCGAACAGTGTAGATAACGTCGGAGAAGAGTTGAGGGATCTCGTTGGCGAGGGCCTTGCCGACCGCTTTAACCATGATCTTCGTCGCCCCGGAGATCTCGTCGGTTTCGCGAGTGACATGAGCGGTGAGGACGAACGTGCACGTCATCCCTTGGGTGCACAGGCGGAGGAAGTTCATCAAGTTGTTTTGAGCTACCCCGTAATCCGGCGGCGCCATCGTGGGCTTAGTTCCAATGACCATCTTGGTACAGGCGTTGGCGAGTTCCGAGAGGGAGTCGATGCAGAAGATCCACTCCGGCCCCCAGGTGTCGACAGGACCAAGTTGCTGCCCCGTCCGATCGTCGGTGAAGTTCGATAGAGCGGTGAGGATCTTGAGGAAGGCGTTGTTGTCACCACTTCGATTCGGATCGCTGGTTTTCGTGAGGGCCTCGTATGAAAGCTTCCCAACCGTGTCCGCCATCTTGGCGAGGCCTGCGAGGCTGATCGGCTTCGTATTCGCAGAATGCCAGACGAGGCACTTCGGGATTGGAAGGTCCCGGTCCCTCCAATAACCAAGCAGGGTTTCGAGCCCGTTCTCGGTGAAGAGGACGGCGACTCGCTTCCCGTGCTTTTCCGCCCAGTCGACGAGCTTGCCGAGAGCGTAGGTTTTTCCGGTTCCCGCTGGCCCCATCAGGAGAACATTGGGGCCAGCGAGCTGTTTTGTTTCGGACATAGCAGAAATTCCTCAAAGTCAGTTGGACGGGACATAGCCCAGTCACAGTGGATTAAAAGCTCGAGGCGGAGAGCCTCGGGGGAAAGGTGGCGGATCATCCACGAGCCGGCGGATAGGAGACTCCCCGACGGGCCGTAGCTCGCCCGGTGCCCCTCCCCGAGGCCCGGCTTTGTCAAGATGAAGAACGGCATGAGGCGGTTGCCTTGCATGACTTCCGACTTCGCCCAGACGTCCCCCGTGGTAGGGGAGACGAAGGAAAGGGAGGACAGAGAGAATGAACTCTCCGCCTCACTTCCCTGGGAAAAGTCCTGATGAACCTCAACCTCTCCGAAGAAGTGGCCGAGGTACCAAGTGGGGCGGCGGAAGTTCACGACTTTTGCCCAGCCTTCCTCATGGCGTCAAGAGCGCGTTGGTCTTGAGCTTGGGCCTTTCGCCAATCCTCGAAGGCACGACGCATGGTTTCGGCGATGTGCTTGTCGATGGCGTACTTAGAACGGGGATTCATGCGGCCTCCTTCGAAAGAACAACCTCCGTCCGCCCGACAGGGTCCCAGACCCGTCGCTCGAACCCGCCCTCGAGCCAGGGTTCGGGATCTTTCGACAGACAGACTTGGCGAAAGATACACCCGCCGTACTCGTTGCAGGCGTTGTCGAGTTGGTAGTCCCACATGCCGGCTTCCCAACACTTCACCATCCGCTCAAGGTCCCGGTGGATCTGCTCGTACCAGCGATCGATCTGCCACTGCGGCCGGTAGGTCAGGGCCTCCATCGTATCATACTTCGTCTTGAGGATCGAGACGCCGCGGACGAGGAAGCCTTGGAGTGGGATACCGGCCTGTGCTGCCCCCCAACAATACCCCGTGAACTGGGAGCGGAGATCCCACTGCCGAGGCCAGGAAGCCCCGAGTTGCGAGGTCGTCTTGTCGTCCTCCCCGAAGATGCCGCCCGCGTAGTTCACGACAGTATCCATCCGCCCGGCGTAGATGATCGGATCGCCGGTCTCGGGGTGCCGGA